CCCTGTAGCAGATGCAAAACCGTGTCGCTCGTCTGATCCTGCCTCTTTGTTTACCTTACTCATAGTAAAATCAATAGCCATCTTTACAAGTCCTGCAATAGATAATCTAGCTCCGATCTTAATATCAGTAGCACATACTTTAGTATTATCTCCGCTCTTATCCATCTCTCCAGATAACTCTACCTCATGGAATACGCTATGTGCTGGATCATAATATCCGAAACAATCTAACGGATACTCACAAGCGTGAAAACCTGTATCACAGCACTCCGCTCTTTCTGTGTGAAATTCCTTACCCTCCTCATACTGATAACCTCTACAGGTAAGATCCTTGTTAAATCCTTTAAATGCTTTCATAGATTTTTCTCCTTTTCTATGTGTGTTATTTTTATTGATAAATAACTTAATCCTCAATATGAGGAAAATTTAGATAGTTTTTGAAAAATATTTTATTTACTGTTTTCCATTCTTTCTCTAGTACGGTTTACCTTAAATGTCTTAACCGCTAAAAGCTCATCCTCTGGGATCTGGAGGAGATACTTTACCTGCTCCAGCATTAACTCTACATCTGCGATCTCCTCTACTAAGTTATCTCTGGCAATAGCTTTTTTATCCTCAGCTACAGGCTGTCCTAAGCCTGTTTCTACTCTGCGGTACTTATTTACCGCCTGTATGAGCTCTGCACACTCCTCTACTAACTGGTTACTCTGTGCCTCATATCCGTAGTACTTAGCTGTTTCTAAGTTCATTTCTCTAATTTTACACACAATATTTTCCTCGCTTTTTATAATAATCTCCAGTTCTCTAAAACCTTTTCCATACTGCTATACGGACACCACGCCTTAGAGTTTTTATCATATACACACAAACACGGTACAGGATCCGCTCTACTGGTTTTACACCTCTTTACCATCTTACAGGCTGTTTCTATCGTGTATATATGCCCTGTAATAAAGCCCATAGATGTTTTACCGATAAACTCAGCTCTCACTATTCTAAGTGCCTCCTTATCAATGCTCTTATACCGTTTCCTGTTAAGTTATCCAGATCCACTAAGCGATCATCTAGCCCTCCTAAGGCATCTATAACCGCTCTGAGTGCCTCCCTGCTCTTATACAGATCCTCCATTAAAGTATCCTCAATGAGGTAATACTCCTTAGGATCTCCAAAGGATACCGCTATGGCATAATCCTCTTTTCTCATGGCTAAGCTCTGCTCCTTAGCCTTATCTATCCAGCCTTTTTTTACTGTAATACTCTGGCTAGGGTTCATTTTTGTTTTAGCCTCAATAAAGAGTTTATCTACCACTACATCTCCTTTTAGAAACGGAGTGGATCCAGATCCTACTACCTGCCTACCGCCCATAGCCTTAGCTATACGCTTTTCCTGTATGGAGCTCTTAGCTCTTGTACTATCTTTCATTTACCCTTACCTCTTTTCTTTTTAGGTTTTACTCCCCAATATCTAATACACTGAGATCTATTAGGAGATATTAAGTCAAAATAAGTACAATACAGAAAACCGTGTTTTTTATTACTGTGCTTACATCGCTCACAGTCACACGCTACTCTCTTGGGCTTTTTCATTTTATGAGTTACTGTAGATACCCCCAGCTTTCCTCTCATTACTCCGCCTCTCTTTCTTCTAATCTCACTCCGCCATACTCCCATAGATCCTTTTTCATCTCATCCATATCTAGCTCTCCATTTTGCCAGCGTTCATAGTACTGTAATACCAGCTCTGTAAACTCTGGTATCTTCTTTGCATAGGTCTTTTTCCAGTAGTGATCCATGAGTACCTCCATAGGAAGTACTAAGAGTAATGTCATAGCTGTATTTATGGCATCCTCCATAGCCTCCTGTTTAATCCTCTTAAGATCCTCCTCTGTTACCTGCCTTACTGCATTATGGAGCTGTGATCTGGTTAAATTATAGGTTTTTACCTGCTTACTTTTTTGCTTTTCAAGCCTACGCCTCTCAGCTCTACCCACACTTAGCACTCCTCTCTCATATAAATCTTACTGGCTCTCCTACCCTTTTTACCATTAAGAACCCACTTACTGAGTTATCCTCTATCTGAGGTAGTGTATTTACATAAAGCTCTATACCTAACTCCTCTCGGAGTTCTCTGTTTATACTCTCTAAAGGAGCATTTACAAGATAATTCAACTCACTCATAGTAGTAGCTGTAAAAGGCTTTCCTATAAAATCTCCCATTACACCTACTCCCTCATCTCTTACCCTGCTCCACGCCTCCTTAAGCAAAATCATTAACCTACTTACATCCACGATATACCGCCTCTACTTTCCATCGCTTAAGAAACTCCTCCAGAGAGTTATACTCAAACTTATAAGCTCTTACCGATACCACCAGCTTATTTCCTGTGCATCTGGTTTTAATCGGATACACCTTACCGCTCTGGAGCTCACACTCCACCCCTATGTATCTAGCTTTTATCATCCTGCTCCTCCTGTACCTGCATATCCTGTAATCTGGTTAGTAATCTACTGGTATCCTTAATGGCTAACTCCAGATCCATAGGATCCATCTTTCCATTAAGCCTCTGCTCCAGATCTGTTACCCAGCTATCGTTATCCCACCATCTCCACGGTAAAATACCAGCCTTATCTAAGACTTTCTTAACACTTTTCCACGCCTGTAGCTCTTTCTCTACACTCTGGAGGCTTTTTAACTTCTTTTCTGCCTCCTCTAAATCCTTTGCTAACTTTGTGCCTAATCTCTGCCCTATGGCACTCTTTACTACCTTATCCTCCAGATAATCCTTACAGTACTCCGCCCTGTCATTGTAAAAAGGGATCCTATCCTCCTCAAGCCGACTAAAGATAATGTACTTATACACTCCTACAGGCTCCTCTATCTGCCTGTACAATGCCTTTTTAACAGTTCTCAAACCCTTAGTATCTGGATTAAAATAGATAAGCCCTACATGATCTGGGAGCTCCTCTTTCTTTACCAGCCCCTTAGGTACTACAAAATAAAACTCATTACAGTACTGTAGATATAAATGCCACTTATTATCCTGTAGAAAATCATTTCTACTCACTTTGATCTCATAGCCGATAATATTAGGCTTTGTATAGCTCTTTGTGATAGCCAGCCCATCAAACTTAAGTAGCCCCTGTGGATCTGGAAAATAAGTACTACAGGTTTTACACTCTGTTATAAAATAACTGGGCTTTCCATTATGAAACTCTTTAAGAGCCAGCTTTATATCTGTACTGGTTACTTTCTGTGCCACTCTGTTTACCTCCTTTGTTGTGATACTTAACTTAATCACAATCGGTAAGTATTTTTAGACAAAAAAAAAGAGGATCCTAAGATCCTCTTAATTTCTCCTATTTGAGTAAATCTTTTACCCCTACTGTGGTTTTCTTATACACAGCATTTTTTACAGCTCTCTTAGGGTTCTTTGCCAGCCCTACACCCTTTTTACCATACAGAGGATTAACTGCTTTCTTTACCGCTCTTTTAGCCTTACCTGTAGTACTTGCTTTGATAGCCTTTTTAAGGCTAGGTTTTCTTACTCCGATTTTCATATAATCCGCCTCCTACTCTATAAATCCATAGATACTCATATACTCTATATTTCCATTAAATTTACTGGTTTCTGTACTAAATCCGTCAAACTCTATAACCCTTGTATCATCCGCTAAAACCTGCTCCCAGCATTTCTCTATATCGGTATCACTAAAAGGCTTTACAAATCTCAGAAACGCCTCCTTATACTGCTCCAGATCCTTACACTCTAAGTATACTGTTACCTTAGTTCCTGTAGCTGATATAGTAGTTTCCTCTGTTTTGAGTTTTATCTGATTTTTATGTACACTACCATGATGCTTATAGGGCTCAAACTGATCCGCTGTTATCTCCTGCCCCACATTAACCTCATTATACCTATTCAGATATAAATTGATCTCCTCATCGTCTGCATAGATTACAGATAGCTCCTCCGCCTCCTCTGTAGCTGTTTCTGGCTCCTCTGTTACCTCTGGAGTACTTTCTATAGCCTCCGTTACTTTCTCCGCCTCTATGGGCTCATTTACCTTAGCTGTATTTCCACAGGCTGATAAGGATAGTGCAATACCTAAAGCTATTATTACGCTCAATCTCTTTATCATGTAACCACCTACCTTTTTATATAGTGGTTATATTATAACTCATTTATGAGGCTAACTCAATAACCATCCTAGCCCATGCTCTAGCATCATCCTCCTCATACATCCTGTACACACAATCCTTATAAGGGATCCTGTAATCCGCCTTAGGATCATTCTCTACCAGTAAATACTTATACTGTGGCTCCCTTGCCTTATTTTGTAAGTGGTGCCTAAATTGATGGAGAAAACCCTCTAAGGATGGCTCCCCTAAGAAAATCTCCTTTGTAGAGTGTACATAGTTATCATCTCTTACCCACGCTGTAATAACAGGGATCTCTACGCTATATACCTCCGCCAGCTCTGTATCTAACTCTCTGATTATCTCTAATCTCTGGAGAGGTGTAGCAGATTTATAACCCTTTGCCAGAGCCGTACTAACAGGCTCCAGAGCTTTACACTCCTTAAATAACACTTTATAGCTTTCTACTCTTTCTATTAGATCCATACGCTCCTCCTACTCTACCCACTCTAAACCGCCTGTATACCTGCCTCTGTGGGTTATTAACTTATCTGGATACACTCTCTTTAGATACGCTATATCCGTTCTAAGCGTTCTCCTAGATACTCCTAACTCCTCTTGTAGCTCCGCTGTATTTGTACACTTAGCCTCCTTAAGGATGCTTATTATCTGGAGCTGTCTAGCATTTACTCCGTGTATGCTCATCTCATTACCTCCTTAATGTCTGGCATTGTAAGCCCATATAAGATCCTTTAATATCAATCCATCCTCATAAGTGGCATATACTAACCCATCTATTACACAGGCATCTATAAGCTCCAGAGCTTTCTCTATACGCTCCTGCTCCTTATACAAAGCCTCCAAATCCTCCCCTCCGTTTTCCTGTGCCTCATATATTCTAATCATAATCCTATCATGTGCATTATAGATCTTATGCTGATTATCCTCCCACTTACATACTGGGTATAACTTCTTTCCTGCCTTATTCCTGTATATTTTCGCCATCTGTATTATCCTCCTGTTTCTCGATCTTCTCTCTATACTCTGTAGCCTCCTGTGTTCTACCTGTCATGCACAGTAACAAGTAAAAACTCCTTTGCTCATCCGTCATATTATCCCCTCCTCATAATCCATATCCCATACAAACTCATTCTCATCTACCCACTCCCAGCCATACTCTCTACAAAAGCTCTCAGCCTCCGCCTCTGTTTCAAACTCTGTAAAGTATTTCTTTGTACCAGCACTCTTAATATAAACTGTAAACATATTTCCCTCCAATCTGGGAGCCCTTAGGCTCCCAACTCCTGTACATACTCCATACCATCAAAGCTACAAAAGCCTCCAGCATCTAAGATACTCTGTAAAGCTCTTTTCCCTCCACAGGGAATATATGGAGCTAAGATACCAAACTCATCTCTATCTGAGCTAAAAGCTATGTAGCCCTTGCCCTCCTCATAGAGGGCATATCCTGTAACTACTCTAGCTATTCTATCTGTACCAAACTTAGCTCTCTTTAATCTCTTAATTTTCATTTCCTACCTCCTAATATCTACTATGTGCTATCGTAGCAATCCCTCTAAGCAATCCTGCTACACAAGTATTAAGATCTCCATCCTGCCAGCACTCATCTACTCCGATAATCCTACCTGTCATATACTCATCATGCTCATTTCTGGCTACCATAAAATCTGTATCAGTTCCACGCTCATCCTCTCTATCACTCATCTTGATAGTAAAGTAGCTATCCTCTGTATCACAGTACTGTAAGTATCCCCACCATACACGTATCTCACTCTTTAATACCTGTACTCTCCATTTCCAGTTACTATCCTTTTCTGTAAGCTCCTTAGCTACCTCTTTTGCAACTTCCTTAGCCTCTCTAAAATCTACTACCATCTCCTGTACCTCCTGCTTTTCTTCCTCAGTATCTACTAACTCGATCTTATCTAATAAGGTTCTCCAGTAAAATACTCTGCCATCCTCTGTTACTAAAAACTCCTTATGGAGCTTGCTGTTTTCCTCTGTGAGATCATAGGCTCTACACTTAACACACTTACCGTCAATGTACTCTACTGTATAATCCTCAAACTCTGCATTTTCTTCTAAGTAAGAGATAAAGCTCTCAACTGTGAGGGCATCCATGAGCTCCTCTGTAGCTCTCATAAAGTTTACTCTGTATCTGTTATTGTTATCCTCTTTATATCTCATATTATTTACCTCTCTTTCAGTTTGTATCTAGTTCCTTACCCCACTTATAATATACACCCCCTATATAATAATGTCAACACTTTTTATATATCCCCTATATAAAATAATAGAGGAGGCTTTTTACTGCCTCCTCTATTATTTCCAGAAAAATCTATCTACGGATACTCCATAGAATTTAGCCAGAGTATAAAGTACTGTAGCCTTAGGGATCCGTGTACCTGTTTCCCACCTGCTTATACTTACCTCTGTATATCCTGTACCTTTTACCACATCTTTTAGAGTGTAACCCTTTTTCTCTCTTACCTCTCTTAAATTGTGGGATAAGGCTTTTTCTACTTCATTCATTTCTACCAACTCCTTACCCACGCACTTACCGCCAACCTAAAAGTATCATCCTCTAAGAGAGTTTGAGTGTAGTTATAACACTCCTTAATATTCTTACAGATATACTCCCTGTTAGATACTGGTATCAGTACTCCGCTCTCAAATACTGGTATTAACATCTTATAAAATTTCTTTCTACGATCTTTCTCATCCCAGCACTCGTAAACGCTTATCCCATTTCTGCTACAATACTCCATAACCTCTTTTATCGTATACCTCATACCATCCCTGCCTCATATACCTGTTTTCTAAGATACTCCAGCTCCTCCAGATCATTATAATAAAACTCCTGCACTCCGTTAAATCCCTGCATTTTCTGCTCTTTACCGTCTTTAAGAGTAGCCTTAAACCACGCCCCAGCCTGTGAGATGATCCCCAACATAATAGCCAGATCTAAGGTATCCTTAATCTCATCCACTCCTGTACTGTAGTTAAGTGTGTAAGTCTGGAGCCTACGATCATTTTTAGTAACCTTATTTTTCTCCACTTTCACGCTTACCAGATTACCACTAGGGTTAGCATATCCGCTACTTACCTCTTTATACTTCTCATCCAGTAAGGATCCCTTTGTAAACCATAAGATCTGTGAGCACGCATGAGCTATTGCTGTACCGCAAGGAATTTTATAAGGCTTATACGGATTTCCAATATTCTCTCTGAGCTGGTTAATCATCAGAAAAGTACACTCCACTTTCTTACAAAGCGGTACCGCCTTATCACAAAAGGCTTTCATAAGAGCACTGTTACCGCCATAGCTTTTCTCATCTAAGCCTTTTTCCTGTACTGCTTTAGGGATAATAAAGGGAGCACTATCTAATACTGCTAAGCCGATCTTACCAGATCTTATGTAGTCTAAGAGCATATCTAAGAGCTCCTCTCCATACTCACTCTCTGGCTGGATGAGGATTACCTTACTCCAATCTACCCCCAGAGTTTCTCCCCACTCCTTGTCTATTGTATTTTCTGCATCCAGATATACACAGTACTTATCTGTGTACTTTTTCTGGAAATTAGAGATAATATCCAGAGCTGTAGTAGTTTTTCCACTCTGAGGCAATCCTACTAGCTCTATGATCCTCCCTACAGGTACTCCGCCTCTGGTTAAGTAATTCATCATAGGAGAGGTATAGGGGATAAACTCTATCCCCTTAAGATCCGATGCTTTACGGATTATATCCGTTTTATATTTCTTGTTTACCTCTGCTATGAGGTTATCTATCTCTGCCATTAAATATCTCCCTCCGCTCTATGATTAGCTCTCTCTGTATCAAATCCCTCTAGGTATCTGGCTTTGAGCTTATCAATATTCATCTGGAGGATCTCATCCAAATCGAAACCAAAACTATAACAGATCATAGCCATATACCACATTACATCTCCCAGCTCTTTTTTAAGATGCTCTCTATCAAGATCCTTTTCGTGGAAAATCCACTTTTTAATCATATCCAGAGTTTCTCCTGCCTCTCCTGCAAGCCCTAAGCATCCGTTAAGCACTCCTCCCAGATCCTCTACTACAGGCTTAAAGCACTTAGGCTTATCTGGTCTATGTAAAAGCTCAATAGCCTTTTCGATCCTACCTGTTGCGTTACCGTCATTAGTTCTCATAGCTAACTCTACATACTCTTTTCCTGTCATTTTAATTATCTCCTTTCTCACACCACTCATTACAAGTATCGTTATAAGCTGTAGGGCATCCGTAAGCATCACTAGCCTCACAGCTACATACAAACTCTCCACCATCGTAACAATTATTACCGCAAGTACCGCAACACTCCATTACTGCTCTCCTCCTAACTCCTGCATAATCCCTACCTCTGTATTAAAGAGGTTTACATCCGCATCCGTGATACCTAAGTTGTAATTTAACTCAACTACATTTCTGATAATGGCTATATCTACTCCCCCATCATCGTTAGGGCTAAAAAGTACAATCCCATCATCGCACTTAAAAGCTGTTTCTCCAGAGATCTCTACTCCGTTCTCCTCCAGATATTCTAAAAACTTATCTAACTTTTCCTCCACTTCTTCTGTGCCTCCTTAAAATATTTCTACACTGTACATAGAGATCATCATCTATATTTCTGAGCTCATGGAGATCTCTATGTAGCTGGCTCTTGCTAATACAAAATTCTCTAGCCACTTTACGGATACTGTCCTTAGGATTATCTATTAGCCACTGTGCCTCCTGCTTACATCTATCCTCTATGGCTTGTCTCCTAAAGTACTCATAAGCCCACCGCTCCATAGGCTTAATCCTCCATAGGATCCTCTGGCTCTCTGGTATATTTATCCTTACTAAATCTATCCAGATCTACCTCAGCTATCCTCTTTGAGAGAGATTTCTTTAATCCGCTGTAGATCTTCTCAGCCATCTCTAACTTAACTTTGAGGCTGTTATAAGCTCTACGATAAATAGCCTCTACTAAGGCTTTATCCTCCGTGAGCTGTTCTACTCTGGCTTTTTTCTCCTGCACAGTACCAGATACTTTTACCATCGCCTCATTTTGAGCACTTTTCTTAGCGTTAGAGGCTAGATCTACCTGCATACCCAGCTCCTCTACTCTCTGCCCTGCATAATACATAAGAGCTGGGATCTTAACACAGTAGTACTCTATCTGGCTATCTGGTATATCCTCTATAGAGTTTTCTCCTATGCTTTCCATAATCATATCCAGCTCTGAGATAGCACTATCAAGCTCCTTACTAAAATTTGCTATTAACTCATTTGAGAGGGTTATTACAGGGGAGCTCTCCTCTTTTACCTCTGCTATGATTTTCTTTAATTTATCACTCTGTATCATTTCTCCGCCTCCCTTATAGCTCTGTTATAAAGAGTTATCCTCTTTGTGAGGCTCTTATATCCATCTGATCCAGCCTTATACTTAGCTCTTAAGCTCTCATCCTCCGCCTTTTGATTTTCTACCCAGCTTTTAAACTCTGAGAGCTCTTTATCTAAATGATGCTTTTTAATAAGCTGTATGATCTTCTTTATTCTCTGCCAGCGCGTGATCTTTACCTCATCTGGATCTGGCTCATAATCTGGTAACTCTCTGTATTCAATTCCACAAAATACCTCATACAGATTTATTTTCATGCACCAGCTAGTAGTAAAATCATGGTATGTAAGAGTAAGTATGTTATCCTCTCCTATCACGGTTTTTCTCATCCTCCTTTACCAGCTCATCTCTAAGGCTCTCAGAAAAGATCCGTAACTGTTTAGCGTGGCTACTAAAATAATCATCATATCTACCTCTGTGAGCAAAATGAGCATCAACCTCTAAATATAAACAAATACTACTAAGAGTTTCTAATACCTCAGCCTCTATTAACTTCTGTCTGCGGATCTTTTCTCTCAATTTTCTAAACACTTATCTCCTGCCTCCTCTCTGATCTTCTTTACACAATCAGAACAATAACAACCCTCATAGCCCTCAATCTTGTATAAAAAGCACATCCAATTCATATTCCATTTTCCATTATCAGAGCATCGTTTACACGATCCCATACCCTCTCCTGTACACTGAGTTACTTTCATTTCACACCTCCAAAATATCTACTTAACCAGCTCTCCAGATCGTAGCTGTATCTCACTCTTTTCTTTTTCTGTCCTATCTTTACTCCGTGATCCCTGCACCACTCTACAGGTATGCTCTTTCTCTCCTCCGTCTGAGTAAACTGGATCACATCCTGTACAGTTATGTAATAGGTTTCCTCCAGCTCTCTAAAGTTGATTAAAAAGCCTCCATACACTCCCTCATACTGAGTAGCTTTCTCCATTCCCTGTATCTGGTTAGGTCTGATCTTAGCTATCGGTATGCTCTTTCCCTTATGAGTTTTAAGCTCTACCAGAAAGAGATAAGGAGATCTGAAAAGAATATAATCACATGGATTAGATACTCCATAAAATCCGCTTGTATCATCCTTTAGGCGGTACAGGTAATAATCTGGAGGTACACACTCCTTAAACTCCTGCTCAAAGGTTTTACCGATGTTATTACTTGCCATCCTGTACCCCCTTAAATCTGCTAGGAGTAAACTTACATTTCTTTCTGCGATCTACATACATAGATCCCTCTTTATCAATGCTACAGTAGTAAGCTCCCAGCTCTCTACCACAATGCTCACAGTTACCACATACCGCTCTCAACGCTGTATTTTGCCCTGTAGAGGCTTTTTTCTTTTTGCCTGTAGACTTATTAGCCTTTTTTCTGTTTGTATCTTTCTTGGCTGTCTTAGGCTTTTCTGGAGGGTTAGGATGTACCCACTTACCAGCATCCACTAAAGCACACTCATTTTTATATCTACAGTAAGTACACTTGCTATCATCTTTCTCTGGAGGGATCCCTGTTTTACAAGCATTGTTTACAGTTCGTATCTTGTTAAGTACTGCCTGTTTCATCTCATCGGTTATTTTCCAGAGATACGGTTTCTTTTTACAGAAATTTCTATCCTCATAAAAGAAAAGGATATAATCTATCCCCAGCCCCATACCGTAACAAGTAGCTTGCCACTTATGATCCGCCTTAGGCTCATATCTGTTACTGAACTGGTAAGTACTCTCTGTTTTAATCTCTAAGATTACATCCTTACCATTAAATCTAATAACTCCGTCTGGCTGGAAATAAATAGAGAGCTCATCATTTTTACACCTGCCCTCTGTATGATCCTCATTCCAGCCTACAAACTCTGTTTTAATGCCTTTAGCCTGTGCCTCTTTTACCATTTCCTCCAGATCTAAGCACTCTACACCATCCATCCGCTCTACTATGTGCTGTATGTCTAAGTGCCTATCTGTACCACTCTGGCATATCTCAATAAGATTTACCTCACTCTGCTCTCCATTCTGGGAGCCTCCGTGTACTCTCTGGAAAAATAACATACGCTCACAGCCATACATAGAGGATGGGCGGATATACTCAGATGGAGCTATCTGCCTCTCCTCCAGCTCCTTAGCCTTTACAGCCTCCTCATAGTTTTTAAGAAACTTATCCTCAAAGGATACGCTCTCTGCATTTTTTCCTTGTGCTACTGCTATTAAGCTCTTTAATCCCATTACTTTTCCGCCTCCTCTCTGGCTTTTTCAATATTTTTATTAAATCTGGCAAGCTCAAAAGCTAAATACATCTGAGATCTGCTTTCTCTTATCCTTAGAGGTCTGGTTTCTTTATCTCTCTTTACCTCAATTACAAGATTTACGATAGTAACCACTATGTAGCCGACTAACAAAAGCCCTAAAATTACATTTCCCATTAGTGACCTCCTAACATAACTCCGATGATATAGAGCTCAAATAAAACTACAAAAATACTTACAGCTCCAATAAAATCTCCTACCAACTCACAGCCCTCTCTATGAGTTCTGTAAAATCTTCTCCATTTTCTTTTAATCTGTCTTACCATCCTTGATCCTCCTGTTTTGATTGATAAGTAACCTAATCACAAACGGTAAGTAAATTTAGATAAAAAAAAAGAGGAGGCTTTTTACACCTCCTACAATTCTTATACCTCATTTCCCCAGCAATCCCAGCCATCTATACTCTGTCTTGCAAAGAGCTCTATTTTAGGTAGCCCCCCCCCTGCCATTAACTTTACAATCCTATCTCTCGTTTCCGCTGGTTTCTTACTGTGCTCCTCTATATGGCTCATAATTACACTGTGTACTCCTGCATCCATTCTCTTAGGCTTTCCTCTTACACCTAATAAGCATAACTCCGCATTAGCCCTAGTCCAATTACCCATACCCCAAAAGAGAGTATCTGCTTTCTTATTCTGCTTTATCCATGTAAAAGCACAGGTTTTATACTCAAAGCCCCATGATCTCATCACATCAAAAGCCTCCTCTAAAAATGGCATTGTAACCCACATAAAAAGCACACTATCATCATCTGCCAGCTTTTCCACAGGGAGAGCCTTTATATCCTCTAAACTGGTTACTGTGTAATGGCATCCAGCTCCTCTACCTCCTGCTACCGCCTTATCCCTGTATAACCATGCTGGATCTGCATAGATTATCTTATATTTGTTTTCTGTGTTAAAAATATCTACTTTCAATAGAAAAACCTCCTTTATGTTTTGATCGATCCTAATCACATAAAGGAGGTTTCCTTAGATACTAATTTTATGAATTTTTCAAACCTGCTACCAGAGTATATACCTGCTCTGCCTCCTCATAAGAGAGTTTTGTATAATCAAACTCCTTAAGCCAGCCTACCATACACTTTCTCTTATTTTCCTGTATAACCTGCCTACCTCTTTCCTCAGTATAGGGCTCTAAATAAAATGAGGTTCTACCGTATCCAGAGGATCTATGATACTCATATCCATTACTCTTAAATCTCTCTTTTCTACCATTCCCCCACTCTATATCTAAGAGCCCTGTAGGAGTTCTTTTTACTACAGTACCTACATAATAGGCTTTACTGCTAAAGTGGCTCTGATACACTATTACCTTATCTCCTACCTTTAAATTTTCTCCGTTAAAATCAAACACTCTTTAACTCCTCCAATACTCTAAAATGATGTACCTCTCTGGTATCTCCCTTTTTAACCTGCACTCTCCTTACAGATCCTACCTCCAAAGGAGTTACGCACTCCTCCAGAGTTCTCTCTTTCTTATCTTCCTCATCATATACTTTATATCTCACTGTTTACCTCCTACATCATACTTTTTAAGGCACTCATTACAGATAGTTTTCTTTACATATCTATCTAACCAGTTATGCCACACATCAGCCCTCCTATAAGGCTCCATCCAAATATACCTATGGCAATCGTGACACATCACAGGAAATACAGCAAAACGATTATATCTAATTTTCATCCTGTGCCTTAGCCTCCTGCTCCTGCCTCTTTTCGTGCATCTTCTTACGCTCCTCATACTCCTCTGGAGAGATCTCTATAAAGCTCTTTTCTCCCTCCTTAAAGTATCTGTTTACCTCTACCTTTTCTCCGTTAGATCTCTGGATAGATAATACCGCTAAGGTATCAAAATCTCCGTTTTTACGATCTGCGAGGAGCTCATCACATACAATCACATCCGCTTTATTAGATGGCATATAAGGCATAGTAAGAGGGAACATCTCACTATAAATCTTACCAATAAACCCATTATGCCAACACAGGTTAGGATCATCCCATTTAATACAATAATATCTATCGTTATCGTGATATTTTACTGTACCATCTGGGTATACATCCTTAAACAGGCTACTCATACGCTTACACTGGTATGTAGCTACTCCACCATTTTCTCCTCTGCTACATACATTCCATACATCCTCTGTATCCTCAATCGGAGTAAGAGGCTTTCCCTCTATCAATCTATTAAGGATCCCCTTTGTAATGCCGATACTAAAACCGCTGTGACCATCTCCACAAAGGCTCTCAAACGCCTTAAGAGCACTATCATAGCAAGCACAGCCATAATCCCACTCACTCTCTGGCTTATCTCCTCTTTCTCTCTTAGATGCTATCTCTACTTCTCTTTTAGCCCATTCCATCATACTCATATTAGTTATCCTCCTGTTTTAATCCCATTACATAATCCATTGATAATCCTAAAAATCTACAGATCTTAGCAAGCCTCATACTGCTAAGATCTGTACCGTTATATAAAAAGGCGTATATTGTGGATCTACTTATCCCTGTTTTATCGGAGATAGTCTGGAGAGGTATATCCAGCTCCCAGATCCTCTCCATTACTCTCTCTCCAGCACTCATTATAGAGTAGGTTTTCCTCTGTGTCTTTTCGTGCTCTACTCTGATATGAGAGGGCTTTGTTAAGCCCTCATAATCTCTTATACCTCTGCTATATCTATGCTGTACGGTATCCAGCCTTATACCGCTCTCCTTAGCTATCTGATTTAGAGTTTTACCATCTACAAAGATCCTGTTAGGCTTACCCTTTAGCTCTGGTAAAGGAAAATATCCCATAGGCTTACTCCTCCTCTAAATAATCATCCGCTAAGTTTTCTCCGTACCAGTAATCATTTACCTCAGCATCTACGCTCATAGGGAGATCTATTAGGCTGTGTCCTACTCTTTTCATAGTGTTTACTAAGAGATCTGCTCCCTCCTTAATATGATCCTCTGGTACCTCCATGATTAACTCATCATGTACGGTTATTACCATGTGGCAATCCAGAGCCTTATACTGAGGATCATTGTAAATGGCGATCATAGCTAATTTCATAATATCCGCACTGGATCCCTGTATTACAGCGTTAAGGCTCTGCCTGTGAGCCTCTTGATAGCGGTAATCATCGTGATCTGGTAACTGCATCTCTGGCAATCTTCTCTTTCTGCCCTGTATGGTAGTTACATATCCGTACTCCTCCGCCATCTTCTCTACCTTAAGGCGGAGCTGTTGGATCTTAGGAAAACTCTTATAAAAATCATCAATAAGTTTCTGAGCCCACTCTGCGGATCTATCAAACTGCTCTCCAATGGCTTTAGCTCCACGCTCATACATAATACCTAAGAGTACACTTTTCATAGTTGTACGCCTGTGTTTACCCTCAGCGTTTACCGTACCATCTGGATAAAACTCTCTACAATCCTCATAAGGCACTCCATACACTTTAGATCCCATGATGGCGTATAGATCTTTACCCTCTCTGTATGCCTCCTGCATTGCCTCATCTCCAGATACATAAGAGAGTACTCGTGGCTCAATCTGGCTAAAATCTCCGCCTACAAACTTATAACCATCTCTGGCTCTAAAGATCTTACGGATGCTTTTCTCATGGCTAGGGATATTCTGGAGATTGATCTTAGTAACTGTATCGGAGCTACTAAATCTACCTGTTTTAGCCCCATACTGGTTATATGTAGTATGTACTGCATTAGTCTTAGCACACTTAACCTCTGGGATCTTATCTATGTAAGTTCCTAAGAGCTTTCCGCACTCCTTGTATCTCTGGTAGTTATCTAAAAACTGGATAAACTCCTCTCCCTTTTTAGTACCTGCCTTTTTAGCCTTGTTTCTATGCTGTTGTACTATCTTATCTCCTGTGCCTCTCGGCTCTTTTCTGGATACGCTTTTCAGTTTGAAAATATCATAGAATAAACAAGCAACCTGTTGAGGGCTGTTATAGTTAATCTTCTTAGTACCCTTAGTTAATCTCATAAGAGTAGGATTTTCCTCTATGTATTTATCAAACTTAGCTACATACTCATCACAGAGCTTTTCTTTCTCTGCCATCTCTGCATTAAATTTTACAGAGAGCTCCTTAGCATAATCCTCACGGATCTCTACACCTCTAAGCTCCATATCCATACAAACATCAATAAGAGGCATCTCAATATCTCTAAACACATGATAGAGCTTTCTGTAGTCTGCTCTCGGATGATCCTCTCTAAGATACTTTTTCTGAAATTGATACAGAGCCCATGTTTTAAAACCATCGTTAGCACCATAAATAGCAAAAATATCAATAGGGATATAGTTACATGGGATACCCTCAAAGAGATCTCCAAAATCCTCATCTGAGCCCTCCCCATTGAGGATATACTTGTTATACATCGGTTTTAATCCGTGTTTCTCATTCTCATTGAGTACCCATCCAGCTATATTAGTATCCCACCATACATTAGCGATCCTCTGCCCCCACTGGAAAGTAACTACTTTATCATCAAACTTAATATTATGATTGATGCACTTAAGGGATCCGTTAGCCAGATAAGGAAGCATAACCGCCTTACACTCCTCCTCTGTCATTTGCCCCTCAACTCTTTTATTTTGGAGATCCGTATGATTAAACGGTACATAGAAACTAGGGAGATCTGGATTATATAAACAGATACCTACTAAAATATCGTTATACACATCCAGCCCTGTAGTTTCCACATCCAGTACATACTCACTTACTCCAGTTAAGTAGGTTTCCATTACCTCCTTAAGCCTCTCTGGAGTACGGATAATCTCATACTCTCCCTCAGCATGGAGCCTACCGCTCTTTACCAGCTCATTTATTACCTCCAGCCCTTTAAGTAAGGTATTCTGGTTTCTTTTCAAATTTATATTACATACCTTTTTATGAGCTAATCTGCTACTAAGATCCTCCAGATCCACGCTCTCTCTACTCATATCTACCTGTATCTCTCTTGCCATCCTGTATCCTCCTGTTTAATAAAAGAGGGAGGTTTTTAGCCTCCCTCCCTGCCTTAAAATACTCTTGTAGCTCCTGCTCCGCTGTCATTGTTACTATCGTTATTGTTACCCTTGTTAAGCTGTAATCTACCCTCGATAGCCTTAATCTGATCCTCACGATCCAGATCTAAGATAAGTGAGCCTACTAAGTTCTGAGGCTCTGGGATCTCCATCTCACTAGGATCCTTAGGGAAATACTGGTATGTAGTCTTAAGGCTACCCTTTGCTCCAGATCTCTTAATCTTAATATCTCTCTTAGTGAGATCTCCGTACTCTCCAGCTAAGCCGATAAGGTTCTTAATGTCTGTTAAGCCTCTCTCCCAGAGCTGTACCTGCTTATCCTTATCTTTCTCATCCTTGTTAATCATCTGTAAGAACATTCTAAGCTGAGGCTTATTACCGCTCTTACAAAACTCACAGCTCTCTCCTTTACAGAGGCAAGTACGATCTCTACCGCTACCGTCTACATCTAATTTGTGTACCTCGTAGATGGGAAAATCATAATCTGTTTCTCCATCCTTTACTCCTACCTCTCCCTTATGGAGGAGGCGTACTGTAGCTGTATCTCCATCATCCTTTAACTGAAACCAGCCTGTTTTAGAAAATCCTCCATTGTCATACTTGTTAATAAGATCCTGTAATCCCATTTCTGTATCCTCCTGTTTTTCCTTGATTATTTTTTTTTCTATAACTACAGCATCAAAGCCTTTACAGCTCCTACCATGCTGTTGATAGCAAAACGCTTATCCACATTCTTTCCTACAAGCACATCCGCCTTATGCTCACTCTTTTTAGTAAGCACTACAGCCTCTCCTTTTAAGATGGCTAACAGGGTTCTTAAACTACTCATACCGCTTACCTCCTTGCTTTTCGTGATAAATAACTTAATCACATCCACCCAGATTATTTAGACAGCATATTGATAACCAGCTAAAATAAATTTCTTTTTGAGGTTTTTGATATGCCAGCTTACGGTAGCATTAGTAATATTGAGAGCCTTAGCTATCTCTCCCTTAGCTCCTCCAGCCATGAGGATATTTACCGCTACCTGCTCCTTATCATTGAGCTGTAAGCTATCTAAGAGATCCATAAACTCTACAGAGCTAAAATCCTTACACTCTACCTCAAAGGTGCTATCTGTTTCTGTACCTCCCTCTTTATTGATCTCGGATAACCGATCTAAGCTATCTGGAGTGGTACCTGTAAATCTTTTCTGGCGTGTAGCCTCGTTGTATAAACGGTTAAGGTGCTGGCGTACATAAACCTTAAGGAGAGTAGAAAAAGCTACTCCCTGCTCTGGATCGTAATCCTCTATAGCTCTAAGCATCGGTATATAGCTCTCACTTGTAAGATCCTCTAACTCAGAATTAGGGATAGAGGTTAAATATGGGGATACTAAAAGGTTAATAAGCCCCTTGTTAGCCTCTATGAGCTCTTTAAGATAGCTCTCATCTCTACTCTCTTTGTACGCTTTAATAAGTTCCTCATTTGTTCCTGTAATAAATCCTTTACTCATCCTGTTTTCCTCCTTTAATATCCTGTGAGATGGTCTTTCCAGCCATCTCCGTACTCTTTGACAAGATCGTTAATATCCTTTAGGCTCGTATGCCATTTGAGGTTGATAAACCGAAAACCTTTAGGTATCAGTACCCTCTTGATCTGGGAGGCTCCTTTTCTCCCTGCATCATCGTTATCTGTGGCAAGTACAAACCGCCTAAAAGGTGTACGCTCCAGCTCTTTACACTGATCCTCTGAGATATGTGATCCCATGATGGCTACCGCTGGTACTCCATAAGAGATAAGGCTGAGAGCATCTATCTCACTCTCTGTAATCCAAACCTCCTCTATCTGATCCGATGTACCCCAGCTAAAAGATCCGTTTAGGATCTCCCAGAGCCCAAACACTACGGAGGTTTTATCTACCTCTTTTGCGTTATAAAAATGCTTTCCAGCTATGCTCCTGCCCTTGTAAAAGATCACTTTCCCATCCATGCCCCTTACAGGGAAAAGTACTGTTTTATCCTCTGGATCAAACCCCAGCTCATAAGCCTCTAACACCCAGTTAGCTATCCGCCTTTTATGTAAGTACCTACACGCCTCCTCACTCTGTAGGAGGTTCTGTGTGTACTGCTTTACTAAGCTCTCCTCCAGTACTGAGGATTTAGCTGTGGATCCTCTGTACATATCCAGATCTGGGAGCTCTCTCTCCTCCGTCTGGTAGTTGTACTGATTTACCAGCCACTTAAAGCCCTCTACTGGGCTACTCAGCCCTAACAGATCTGCTACAAACTGAGGTAGATCCGCTGTGTATCCACAGGTGTAGCAATGCACCGTACCAGCCTCGTAGGTCTTATCCTTTGTTACCTTTTGCTGTAGGAGCACTCCGCAAGATGGGTTATGCTCCTTACCGTGTGCGTGAAAAGGGCAAGTACACATAAGATCCGATCCTGTGTTTTTAATCTCCTTAAGTAGCCCTGCTCCGTAGAGCTGGAGCTTAAGATCCTTAAGTACCTGCTCTACTGTGGCTACTATTGGAGTTTTCCAGATCGTTATCACTTTTTAGCCTTTGCCTTTTTAGGAGCTGTGAGCTTAAGCATTACTACCTCTGTTACCTTTAAGGCATCTGCTAATACTTCCTGTGGCAACTCTCCAGCCTCTACCGCCTTAAGAGTTGCATCCTCATCTACAACCTCCTTAGTTGCGATACAGCTAGTAAGGTTTCTCTCATGGAGTTCTGCTAAGAGCTTTTCCTCATCCATGCTCTTACGCTCCTGCACAATTCGCTCAAAACGGTATCCAGCCTCATCCGTGTAATCACTTTCTCCAGCCTCTAACATCGCATCCTTAAGGAGTGCCTTGTATTTCTCCTCCTCTTTCTTTGCACTGTCTAAGGCTAACTTTCTGGCTTTATAAGCCTCCTTTAACTCTGCTAAATTCATTAGCTTGTACCTCCTTTATCTCTGTTTTATTGTATATCATTCTCTGTTTAATAGAGATTGATAGCAAAAATATATGAGGGGAGTACCCCCTCTGTGTTCTCTCTGTTTCTCAGAGAACAATTATAATATAATCCTGTTTTACAGAGATGTCAATACCTAATTTTCTGTTTTGCAGAGTTTTATCTCTGTTTTACTTTACTTTTTCTCTGTAATACTGTATAATTAACTTATCCCTCAAAGGAGAGGAGGTGTAAAAACAATGAGTACATTTGCTAAAGCACTTACCTACTACCTAGCGGTAAAAGGTAAAACTCAGCAAGATCTAATCAACGATCTCCACTACAGCTCCTCTACAGTTTCTCAATGGTGTACTGGAAAGAACACTCCTAGAATGGATAGGATTGAGGCTGTAGCAACTTATCTAGGGATAGATGCTACGGATCTCCTAAGAGATCCAGAGATTTTCTCACAGGAAAAGTTTTCTACTGATCCTGCTTTAATCTCAAAGATCTTAGAGAGTAAGCCCTCTCTATACGATTTATTTAAGCTATCTATCTCACTATCAGATAAGGATCTGGAGCTACTTAAGGGATTAGCTCAACGCATCAATGAGCTACAAAATCTTAAAGAGGAGTAATCCTCTGGATGGAGCCAGCCTGCAAAAGCTGGCTCTTTTTCTTTATCAAAACTCAACCGTAATCTTCTTTACGCCAGCGTCTTTTACAGCCTTTATGGTATCTGCAATAAACTCATTCACACAAATTTCTGCAAGCCCCTCATCTGCATCCAGATCGCTCATAAGCTGATTATTTAACATTTTACACTCATTAAGCTCCGCCTCTAAATTTTCAATATAGGCTTTCTGTTTAAGCGATACATCCATAAGATGCTTAACCTCGTCTAAATCGTTAATATGTCTATGATCTCCTAACATCTCTCCTACAGGCATTTCCAAATAATCACAAATTTCCATTAACTTCTCAATGTCTGGTAAATGGGCTCCTCTCATCCACCCATTTACTGTAGTAGGCGGTACCTCCAGCACCTTAGCAAGCTCTACCTGCTTAATCCCTCTCTCTGAAACTGCTTTGTGTAAATTTTTTGCAAACTGTCCTTTAATCATCTTTTTTTCCTCCTATAAATTAAAAAGCTGGGATCTGTGGCTCACTCTCACGCTCTCTAAGAGGTGTAGAGTTTCCAGCCTTTGAAAAATCCATATAAGCCAGAGGGATACCGTACAGATCACTAAGCTCCTGTGCTTTCTCCATCTTAGGAGCTGTCTTACCTGTTTCCCAGCTAACAATGGTCTTATCACTACAGCCTAAGATCTCTGCTACCTCTGCCTGTGAGTATCCTGCTTGTATTCTGCAAGCGGAGAGCCTCCATTTCATTTCAAAATAATTCATTAACTAGCCCTCCCTGCTTTATATTTTTCCAGAGCCTCCTCTGTTACAAACTTCTTAAGAGTAGGGATCATTACCTCACGCTCTACAGCCTCCAGCTTTCCGCTCTGGATATTTCTGTAAACATTTCTCTCGCTACAGCCTAAGACATGGGCTACCTCCTCTACTGTGTAGACTTTCTCCTGTGGCTCCTCCTGCTTTTTCTCTACCACCTCTACAGGAGCCTCCTCTCCAAACACTGGAGCATACTTAGTCTTAAAAGCCTCACTCTGAGCTCCGATAATACGCCCTGCCATAAGATCACAGCCAGCCTTAGTAATGTGGTACAATCTACCGCCCTTATCTGGATCCTCTGAGAAATACTTAGGAGCCTCATCTCCTAACTGTGTAATATATTTGCGGATCGCTCTTAAAAGGTTATCGTGCCTCTTTCCCAGCATCTCCGCTACTTCCTTACTTGTAATCGTCATATAAAAAAGTACCTCCTTTTCCGATTTACTTAACCTAATCAGAAAAAGAGGTAACATTTAGAGAAATTTTTATTATTTTTTCTTACTTAAATCAAAAATAGAGATTTTATCATTCTCTGAGTTAATTCTGGTATTAGTATCCACCACAATTTTATTATCTAAGATACCTGCTACAAGCCTCTGTATAATCTCTAACTCTCCCATCTCATGTAAATAAATAGGGTACACATCCCCCTCATCTGTAAGATATACAGGGATGATCCTCCCCTTAGGTACTCCGCCTTTAGAAACCATAATCTTTCTCTCCTCCTTTATCCTTTTCTCCATCTGGTTTATCATCCTTTTTATCCTCTGTGCTCTCCTCTGGATTTTCACTAAGGAGGGGCTTAAGGTATCCTGTGTTTACTTCCCAGATCATAAGCACCTCTTTGTTATTGATACCATATCTGTTTTTCTTAACACTGATCTTAAGAGTGCCATCTATCACGGATAGAGATAATACTCTTGTGGCGTTCTGTCCTACACCGTCACTCTCTGCCAGATCGTGGAGCTCTGGGCTCTCTCCTTTTTTACGGTTCTTAACTGCCTCACGGTTAGCCTGTGCCATAAGGAGTACAGGCTTTTTGAGCTCCTTACTCATCAAAAAGAGATCCTCTGAGATATTGTTATAAGCTATTCTAGGTATATCCGCCCTACGCTTATCACTCATAAGAGAGAGCTGATCTATTACAATCATATCCGCCCCATGCTTAATAGCTAAGCTCTTGATCTCATCCACATTAGGCTTACGCCCCTCAAAATCATCTGGAGTAACTACGATAAATCCGCTCTTTTGCTGGAGCTGTGTTATGTACTTCTCATAATCCTCCTGTAAGTACTTTGCTCCGTCTGTATCTGGTTTCTTTCCCAGAGTACCAGATCCATTAAGGAGCCCCATATTACTAAAGTGCTTATTGAGAGTATCAAAACGAAAACCAACCATAGCGGTACTCATTTCTCCAGAGTACATAAGGATCTTATAACCCATATTCCACGCCATAGTAGCAAAGTACTCTCCGATCCATGTTTTACCCACGTTAGTACGCCCTGTGAGTACTACCAGATCCTCTCCCCAGAGCCAGCCATTAGTAATCTCATCTAGCTTAGGGATACCTGTAGGAATACCTATAAGCCCCTTTACCTCACAACGCTTTTTATACTCTGTAAGGCGATCTCCAGCGTTAGAGATAATATCATAGCCATCTTTATTCCTGCTCACTGGTACGGATTTCTCCAGCTTTTCTAACTCCTCTTTGAGGTACTGGATAGCCTTAATACTATCCTCTTTTACTACCTTTGCTGTATCCTCAATCAGAGGCACCAGCTTAGTATATGTATAAGCCTCTTTGAGCTTATATACTAAGTAATCTGTACTCTCTGTAACCTCCAGCATTTGAAAATCTTTGAACCTGCCTAAAAAGGTTATTTTATCTGGCATCTGCTTATAGCTGTTGTAATGCTCTATGATAAAATGGATCTCATCCTTACAGGTAAGAAACATCTCCTCTACTACTCCGCTAGAGTGGAGGATCTCCAGATCTGGAGCATCTAATACCTTACAGAGTAAGCTCTGCTCAATCATATTAGCCATTTATAACCCCCTCCTATCTCCGCTTGTAATTTCTACTACCTGTGAGGATCCTAATACTCTACTGGCTATCCGATCCCCTAACTCGCCCCTAAGCTCCTCTGGAGAGAGGTTACTGGTATAGATCGTAGTGAGGTTATTAGATACTCTGGTATTTATAATACTTACCATCCTCTCCCTTACCCAATCTGTTACCCTCTCTGCTCCTATATCATCTATGATAAGGAGCCTACAGGTTTTTATCATTCTGAGTATCTCATCAAACTCTGGATCTTTGTTATCATAGTTATCTCTGAGATCTTCTAAGAAAGTGGGAAGAAAAATATATAGCCCTTCATTTTCTAGCCCTGTATTAAAAGCTATCTTTCTGAAAAAGTAACTCATAATCTTACAAGCCCATGAGGTTTTACCATTCCCTGTACTCTTTCCCCAGATATATAAACCTCTGCCCTCATCTACCATACTGAGCACATCATTTTTATAATTATCCAGTGTTGTAAACGCCTCCAGATCCTCTCCATTCTCTGGCTTAAGAGCGATAGTATAACGGTATCTCTCTGGGATCCTGCTTAAATTGTATAAAGCTCTAAGTACTCTATAGCCTCCGCATACATCACTACAAGAGCTTTTATCTTTCTGGCAATAATCACTTGCATAGCATTTCATCCGCTTTTACCTCCTTTTGAGTAATCCTAATCACAAAAGAGATAAAAATTTAGAGGAGAGCTTTTACACCCTCCTCCAGATTACTTAAACACAATATCTTTACCCTCAGCATCTTTAAGGGTATTACCGCTAAACTTTTTACTAATCGCTGTAGGCTTTCCCTGTCTACCATAGTTCTTAAGTGGATAGAGATCTTTCCATCCCTTATCTATACTCTGATCCACAATAGCCAGAGCTACTACAGGATCCTCTCCAGCATTATCTCTAAGAGTACTAGCAAACTTTTCTACCGTAGTTACTTTAGGAGTATAGTTTTTACCCCTACAATACTGGATAAATTTACTAAGAGCCTCTTTCACAAACTTATTAACAGGATCCTCTAAGATAGTACTATAAGATTTCTTTTTAGGGGCTTTGCCCTCCATCTCTTTAGAGATGGATTTTTCTATATTATCTTTACTATCTTTATTGAGTAAAAAATTTTTACTCGTATCGGGTAAAGTTTTTTTACTCGTTGGATCTTCATCGGATAAAATTTTTTTACTCGGTCTTAAAGCTGTATAGCTGTTGTAAATGAGAGCCCCTTTAGTGGTACTGCTCTTAGTGAGGAGCCCTTGCTTAACTAGATTATCTAAAGTGTTAATTACTGTAGGTCTTGATACACCACCCAGCCACTCACAGAGGTAGTCTACACTCCCTGTAAAAGCTGTGTTAGTAGTCTGAGAAAACCCGTAGATGATCGCATAGAGCATAAGAGCATTACCTTTTAGTTTTAGCTCTGTTACCATCCAGCCCTGTACAGCAAAGTAATTATCCTCTCTTACTTTTATCTGTTTTGCCATAATTACCTCCAGTTAAGGAGAGAGGAGAGATACTCTCCCCCCCCCTGTAAGTATTACTCCATCTCTGAGATGGTTTTCTCAATGTTATCACAAACCTCATCAAAAGCCTGTTTAATAATAGCCTCTCTCTGCTGAGGGTTCGTACCTCCATCAATCTTAAGATCCATCTTTACTGTAGGCTTACACCAGATACCACTCTTATTCTGTACACTCATACCCAGCTCTACGCTGATACCTGCTACCCTTGCTGTAAAATCATTTGCCATCTTTGTTATCCTCCATCTCTTTTAAATTCTTTTCTCTGCGTGCCATTCTACGGTTATACTCCTCCACGGATTTACAGCCCATCTTTCTAGCTACTACCTTTTTGTGGAGGAGGGTACCGTTATTCTTTTGGATCTGCCTCTGCATTTTCCTTTTGAAACTGCTCACTCTTTTCTGCCTCCATTTCTGCTACGCTGTGCCATACTTCATCCTCTGTTTCAATCTCGCATATACTATTATGTGGATTGATAATAACCGTAACATCACAGCTATTAGAATTAAAGCTAGGTAATCCAGATCCATAACCACCATTACCCTTAAGTTTAGTTCCTAAGGCGGTAGAAATAATATCATCTAAGGATTTACCATTTACCTCTAAACCGTATCCGTGATCCGATACCTCAGCATTTGTAAAACTGATTTTAAGCATCCTGCTTACCTCCTTTTCTTTTGATACTTAACCTAATCACACAAACGGTAATTTTTTAGATAGCCCTCAAAATTAAGGACAAAAAAAAA